CGTCATCATCACTACTTGTACCTCTAATTTCTTCTAATACAGTAAACGTGCCACTTAATGTATCATCATTTAAAATAAATTCAGAAACTTCAGCGTCACCAATTTGAAACTTAAATACGTTTTCAATAACTGCTGTTGCACCAGAAGATTGTCCTGTAATTGTACGACCAATTAAATTAGATGTATTGCCTACTGTACCTATTGCTCTTAAAATTTTTGAAGTATTCCAATTACCATCCGATACTCTTAAAACTTGTTCTCTTGGATAAGTCGTTTCAGATTCTTCACCAAATAACAATCTAAAAAATATTTGATGACCTACATTTGTACCTTTTAATCTATAAAGTGATTTTACATTTTTAATTAAAGTTCTTTTATCTAAACCTGAAGTTAAACTATCAGGTATTGTTTCTAATAATTCATTTCTAAACTTAGATAAAAAGTTTGAAATAACTTTATCAGGATCTCTAAAATTTAATAAGTCTTGTATTGTTTGTACAGGATTTGGTTTGTAATTATTTACAACAGCACTTGCGTTTGAACTTGCACCTAAAACAGTTTCACCTATTTCAAATTTATCTTGTGCTGATATGAATAATCTACCATTTGTTAAATCTTCAGCAAGTACAGTTGATGTAGCACCTGAAGTTTGACCTGTAATTGTTTCACCTCTTGTAAATTTTCCAAAAGATGAACTTTCTAATAATATTTTATCACCAGCGTCTAATTGTGTTCTATCAGTATCAATACGAGAACCATCTAACAATAATTCGTTTTCTTGTGCTGTTTCAGTTTCTAATTGTATACCATCTGTAGTTTGTACAGACGTAACAGTTAATTCAGAAGCTTCTAAAAAAGTATAATAAGTTTTTAAAAATTGTAAAAACTTTGGATGATCTTCTACAACAAAATCTGGAACTTGTGAGTTTATGAGATTGGATATTTTATCAGTAAACTTTGCCATCTGATATAATCCTAATAACTACTAATTGTTGTATAACCTACACCTGCGTCAGCAGAACCACCAACAAAAGTGTCTGCTTCAACTGTAATTGAAGAATTTGGAATATCTATTTCAATAATCTGATCTCTTACAGGTATAATATCATTTGAGTTTGGTTGTACCGTTAATTCAACAACTGTTGAAGCTGCACCTCTAATATTTTCAACTGAAGAAACATTTAAAGAATTTATTGTAATTTGACCCGAAGAATAATCAATTGTACCTTGTGTATTATTAACGTAATTTCTAACTGAGCCAGTTAAATAATATCTTCTAACATTACCCGAACCATCATCATCTAAGTAATAAACATTTGTAGTATCACCATCAACTTTAAAACCTGAACTTTCTAAAATACCACCTTGTTCTGATTTGTGTCCTGTGTGAGGATTATAGATTGCATTTCTAAAATAAACATCATATCTTGTTGATGAACTTAAAGTTGGTGTAAATGTTTTTCTTATTTTTAGAGTTGTGATATTTGATATAATACTCGTGTCAGTATCATCTATTAAACCTGTTACTTTAGAATATCTGAAGATACCATCAAATTTTTGTAAAGTGTTTGTATTGTAATCTGTCAACGTAGTTACAACATTTGCTTTTAGTGTAGTTGCAGTTTTTGTTGTTGATTTTTCGTCATATTTAATATTTGATGTTAGTAAAACAGTTGTTGTTTCTGGTTCAACAATTTCTGGTCTTACTGAAGCAACATTATATTTTTTTAGTTGTGTTACTAAACTCGCTTTAGTTGCCTCAGTTAAAGTTGAACCTGAAGCCGCCTTAATTGCGATTTTAACAACACCGTAAACTGGTGTTTCATCATCTTCGCCACCCCAAGCACTTACTGATTGTGCGTTTGGATAAAGTGATGTAACAAGTGTTTCATAATCACTTGTAGTAACTGCTCTATTTTGTGCTGAATAACTTAATGGTGCATTTACTCTAACTGATTCTTTTGATTGAGCAGGAGCACCACCTTGTGATGATGAGTTTGTTGTAACTGTTATGTTAGTAAAACCACCTACATTTGATTGTGCTGTAAATGTACTAGCGCCATTAGCTGCGTCAACATTTGAAACTATATATTCTAAAATTACGATATTACCATCTTCTAAAGCTTTACCAATAATTCCATCACCAAAATAAACTTCAAATCTACCTTCATCGCCTTCTTGTAAAAAATATGCTTTTGTTGTAGATTGTATTTCTGATAAACCTGTAGCTAATGTATAAGTGTTTGTTGTTGTATCACTCACACTATTTTGAATTTTAACAACCAAAGTTGAAGTGTCAGCAAAATCCGTAGGTATAATAAATTTTTGGTCAGGATCATTTACATCAACTGTATATCTATAACTTACTGCTGTACCTTCATAAAGAGTTACGTTTGAAAATTTGTAAATACCATCCTCAGGAGAGGTTGTTGCTGAAGCGTTAGTAATAAATTGATAAGCAACACCATCAACAGTTGTATTGAAAACTGTTCCTTTTGCCATTGTAATTGATGAACCTGTTCCGTCATTTACTGTTATATCAACGTTTGCTGTTGATGTTCTAACAGATGATGGTGTGTAACCTAACATCTTAGCTAATGATACAATATTTTTTCTTATATCAGCACTGTCTAAGTACATTTCGTTTGCTAACATATTAGCATTGAAACCTAGGTAGTGTGTATTATATGCGAGTGTATCTAAAAGAACGGCAAAACCTGAGCCTTCAAAATTGTAATCCTGAAATTCTGCTTGACTTTGTAAAAATGTTTTTAAATTTGCCTTTACAGCATCAAAGTCGAAATCTGAAACGTTTAATTTATTACTTGCCATTTTATCTTAATCTTTCTAAAAATGTTTCTACTTGTACTAACTCAGTTGTGCCTACAACATAAAAGTAAATACTTAAACTGTAAGCATTTCTATCAATATCAGGATTAGCAGTAACTTGAACTAATCTGATTCTTGGTTCAAAATTGACCAAAACTTCTTCCACTTTTCTTTGTAGATTTAAAGCAGTCAAAGGTGTTACTGGTTCAAATAACATTGATCTCACACTTGAACCTATTTCTGGATGAAAAGGTCTATCGTAGTGTGATGTGTTAATTAAATTTCTAACACTTCTTTTTACTGCCTCGACATTAGTCAATTTGTTTACATCATTTGTAACTGTGTTACGACCAAAATCCAAGTCTAAATCTTTATATTTAACTTGAGCTCTTTTACTATTGTTTGTATTAGCAGAATCGTAACTTGGCATAACAGTAATATTTATACAGAAATTATGATAATCCTATAGAAACATTTGAAGAACCTGTAGCTGCCTCACCACAAATACTTGCTTGATCTCCAGCAATAATTACTTTGATGCCACCAATCTTTACAGTTGATTGTAATGAAGAAACAATAGTTTGTGGTATATGAGGAAATATACCGTGTCCTGCTACACCATCACCATTTACAATCACTCTTTCGCCATTAACTTTTACAGTGCTTTGAGTAGGAATTAAATCTCCACCAGCACTATCACTATCTCTACTAATACCAGGCATTATGGTCGTCCTTGGCCAACATAAGCTTTCATACTTCTTTTTGCTGACTTGTTAGGACTTTTTGAATGTCTGCCTCTTCTCTTTTTTCTTGTCGAGCCTCTAAAATTAGAAACTCCCATTAATGCTTTTTTTGCCATTTTACGCTCCGTTAAAAGAATCTACGTCTAAAGTGTCATATTTAACTTCATCTTCCCAATTTTCGTGTCGGCAGTGTCCACAACACTCAATTTTGTATTTTTCATTAAATTCATTTACAACTTCTTGCTCACATTTAGTTCCACAATGACATTGATGACCACAATTTTTACATATTTTCATTTTTTTACCTTTTGTCTTTATTTATCTTAAAAATTACAAGTAATTTCCGCTTTTGGTCTGCCATTTTTTATTAAATCTCTAATTTTATCATCATCTTTATCTTTTTTTTCAGATGATTCGCTTATTTCAACTGATTCGAGCTCAACTCCAGGTAAAATCTTACAATTTTGCACTTTTCGAGCACAGGATGAGAACAAAAGTAGAACAACTGTTAAAAAAATAGTAATTTTTAGCATTTTTTTTGAAATTTTTTGCTTTTTTTGCTTGCTTTTTCTATTTATCTGTGGTATATTGGTCGTATAAACAATGAAAAACAAAGGAAAAAACATTATGAACAAAATAAAAGAAAACTTAGCGATATTTTTTGGTATCGTTTTTATTATGAGTATGATAGGAGCTGCTGGTTCAGTTGAAGCAGACAATTATTTAGCTGGTGCTGTTATGGCCTTAGTTGGTATAGTTACTGGTTTTTTAACAATTGCATTACAAGGAGGTGAAAATGCTTAATAAGTTAGAAAGAGCTTTAGAAATTTTTTGTGACAGTACAGGATTTATTCATTATCCTGAAGTTATACACGGTTCTTTATTTTGTAAACTAAACAGTTTAGAGGACTTTGCTCAAGCAAAGAAAGCTTTAAAAGGTTTCTTCAAGTTTTATAATGGTGATAATATCACTGTAAAAGGTTATAAACTTGATGATGATAATTATACTTTTGATTTTATTTAACAAAGGAGAAAACACTATGATAAAAGTTGAACAAACTGCTAAGACACTAAACGAAGGAATTAAAAACCTAATGGCTGGTGCTAAATCAGACTACAAAAGATGGTCTACAAATGCACACGGTGAACAATCGCAATGGGCAAAAGACTCTGTTGCTGAATGGGATAGTAAAACAAAAATTAAAGAAGGTAAAAAGTACATTAAAGTTGTACAAGATACTGGTGTTTTTTGTTTTATAGTAAAAGAATCTTTTAAACACTTTAAAAAAGGTGATATATTAAAAGCAGCGGGTTGGGATGCGCCTGCTTTAAATTCTGCTAGAGGTAATGTACTTTCTGGTAATTATGCAATTCAATGGACTG